ATTCATCATATTCATCGAGCTCGAGATCCGGGTATTCATCCAAATATTTCACACGCCACTTCAACACTCTCTTATCATATGAAATGTCAAGTGCAGAGCACATGTGCAAAATACCTGCTTCTCGGGCTACAGCTCGCAGTTTACTTCTACGGTCCTCGAACACATCCCGTCCATAAAAGAACCAGTCGTGCAAGGAGGTTTCAATATTCTGTGCGCTGTGTTCCTCAAGGGTGAGTTCCTTAGACAATATGTGGTTATGGAGTCTCTTATAGATCGAGTCTTCATCAAGCAATCCAACCTTCATTCCAAGGTCAGGATTGTACCTACATTTTCTCTTTAGGAAATCTACCTCAAGTTCATTCAAAAACGGTACAGGTTCAGCTTCCTTGTCTGGCATAGTCAGCGTGATATCACGCTTCTTCAACCATGCAGCATAAGTCATGTGATTGAACCGTTTGCAGTTTTCAGAGACAGTCCCAATGACATCATCACCATACGTGAGAAAAGAACATTCTTCTTTAAAGTCTTTCTCGGGATAAATGTCGAAGAAACAGCTCCGCAGGAATAGCGAATTTACAATACAATTTATAATTACAGTCAAATTCTGTCCAGATGGATTGGTTCCAAAGAGTTGTATGAGATCACCATTGTACACAAGGATTGGATAAACCACCTCATGCACCATAGCTTTCATCAATCTGAGATCTTCTTCAGTATAACCTCCACATTGTTCAGCTATATCAATGAGAATGTCAAAAGCCGCAATACTGCACTGAGCAGGCATTCTAGCATCGTATGACTTATAGTCACCGGCTAATACCCTATCAGCACCTTTACTCATTGCTGCATCCCACAATTCCTGCCACTCTGGACCCTCAGCATTAACGCCAACAGCACATTCAAAAGCTATTGGGTTCAGCTGAATGATCCTCACAATGGGTAGGAAATACATTCGCACTAAAATTTGAATCACAAGAGGTGCACTTTGGAAAACTCTGACCTTGTCTTTCGTTAACTTCGTAGCCTCATCCTTCAAACAAGCTTTCCAAAGAGCGTAAAAACGCTGTCCAGAGAGCAATATCTCACGAGCCTTTTGAACTTCATGCCAAACTTCTGGCTTAAAAGTCCTAGGGCGACCAACGTGTGGATAATCTTCAGGGTCGAGCTCATCAGTCTTCTCTATCTTGGGTCCAGAAAATGGGTATCCAGGAGACGTTGTGAAATTCATTGGATCAATAAACTTAATCCCTATGAGTCCACTCACTGTCTCTACTTCTCCAAGGGGCGCTGCCATCTTAAATAACTCAGGCAACTTGTTGCGAACTTGTACAGTTATCTTCTTAAAATCAATTACTGCACGTCGCAATGGACTACCAATTGGTTTACTGGGGATACACGATACTGCAAGAGCGGCCTGGTATGGGTAAACACCTTTTCCTTTCATCTTAGGTGGTCCCCACTTGTTTGCGACGGCCATACACTTTTCAACAAGAGGTGATATGAGAGTAGGCACCACATTACTGTGTGGCGTAACTCTACAATCAACAGAGCCATACATATCTATGTTAGCTCCTTCCGGTAAAAAGCGTGTTGCACTCTTCTTGTGCACATCGGTATTCTGTAAAATTGGTTTGCCATATGTCTCCTCAGGGAAATCCCCCATCTCAGCTTCCAGTATAGTGTGGATACCTGCAGATGTACCTAAAACAACTCCATCAACGCCTGCTAACTCATTAAGAGTATCTGCAAACATTTTTTGGGTTAGTACTCCACAGCCTCCAACTCTTCCGGAGCCTCCAAGATGAAATCCAAGTATACAACAGCCTATGGAATCACTCAACACAGGGGACATGCACATACCTTTCCATGTTTCAAATGGAAGATCATACATCCCTCCCTTGAACGTTCTCACAGCATTATCTTCTGCAAAACACTTAGTGCGTACATTAGATGTGCCTTGAAAGTACATTTGAGTTTGGGAGTAGACTGG